ATAATAATGTTGTAATAATCTAGTTTTAGATTACAATTAGCCCACTTCCTTAATTGGAGGTGGGTTTTTTGTTTGTGGTAGAATTAAGTATAATGGCAACCAGAATATATAAAAATCAAATAATCTCTTTATTTAATGGAAAAGAATTAGAAATCATACCATTAAAGATAAGATACCTTCGTGAATTTATGGAGATATTTGAAAATATAAAAGAAGCAAAAAATGACGACGAATCTATTGCTGTCCTGGTAGAGTGTGTTCGTATATGCATGAAGCAGTACTATCCAGAAATATCTTCTACCGCTAAAGATATAGAGAATAACTTTGACATGCCCACAATTTACAAAATATTAGATTCTTCTGCTGGAATTAAAATTAATCAAAAATCTGAGGAGCCAGTAAAAGATCAAGCAGGAAAAAGTGGAGAAACCTGGGAAACACTAGACTTGGCAAAACTTGAAGCAGAAGTATTTTTGCTGGGTATCTGGAAAGATTATCAAGAACTAGAAACCTCTCTATCAATGCCAGAACTTATGGCCACTCTTGAAGTTCTTAGAGAGTTAGATTACTCAGAAAAGAAATTTCTTGCAGCAATTCAGGGCGTGGATTTAGACGGGGATAAGAATCAAAACAAGGGTCAAAAAGAATGGGAAGACATGAAGGCAAGAGTATTCAGCGGTGGCAAAGCAAGAGATAGCAATGATGTCTTGGCTCTACAGGGAGTTAATGCCCAGAAAGCAGGGTTTGGAATTGGGATGGGGCTTGATTATGGCGATCAAAGAGATCCTAATGTGATGAAATAAAAAATGAAACAACTTAAAAATAGCCTATTTGTGCTATAATTAACATAACTTATAGGAGGAACAAATGTCAACAACCGTACATGAGACTGAAAAAGTCAAACTCATTGATGGAACAGAGATAACCGTTCGCCCCCTTAAGATCTCACTTCTTCGTCCTTTCATGAAGAAGTTTGAAGGGGTGGCAAAAGTTGCGGAAGATAACGAGAAGTCTATGACTCTTCTTGTTGAGTGCGTCCAGATTGCTATGCAGCAATACAAGCCAGAATTGGCTGGAGACGTAGCAAAGTTGGAAGATCTACTTGATTTACCAACAGTTTACAAAATTGTAGAAGCAGCATCAGGTATTAACCTGACAGCGGTTTCTGATATTCTGGCAAACTAGTCATATAGGCATAATAGAAGAGGTGTGAAGCGTGGCTGATGTCAATGCTAATATTGATATAAACATTGACTCGTCCAATGCGATATCGCAACTTAAGTCTTTACAAAGACAGATATCTCAGTTTCACACCTCTATTGCAAAATCTAGCGAGTCAGCGGCTCTGGCCCAAAGAGGTCTAGAAAAAAATCTACTTAATAGCATAAACTCTATTGGATCTTTTTCTGCAGAATTACGCACAGTAAAAACAACTGCAGAATCTTTTACCACAGCCCTTGAAGGAAACAAGTTCTCAATGCGAGAATACTTCCGTTATGCGGGGGGATCAACTAAAACTTTTGGTAAATTATTTAGATCAGAATTTGACACAATTGGCAAGGTAGCAGAAGAGCGAGTAAAGAAACTACAAACCCAGTATATTAAAATGGGGCGTGACACTACTGGAGCAATGAAGGCAATTGCAGTAATGCCAAAATCTTTGGACATGTCAGATTACAATACAAAGATACAGGTAGCAGCACAAAAACAAGCATTATTTAATCAATTAATGAAACAAGGCTCTACCAACCTATTAAACTTTGGTAAGAATACACAATGGGCAGGCCGCCAGTTAATGGTTGGTTTTACAATTCCTTTGACTATTCTTGGAAGCACTGCATCAAAAACATTTATGGAGATGGAAGCGCAAGCCCTTAAATTTAAAAAGGTTTACGGAGATCTCTTTACCTCACAAGAAGAAACTCAAGCAGCGTTAGATGGCATTACAGAACTTGGGCAGATGTTTACAAAGTATGGAGTGGCAGTATCTTCTACCGTTGGCTTAGCAGCAGAGGCCGCAGCCGCTGGTTTTCAGGGATTAGACTTACAACGTCAAACAACGGAAGCAACAAGATTATCTATCCTTGGTCAAATAGACAATAGTAAAGCCCTTGAAACAACCATATCACTTCAAAATGCATTTGGTATGTCCTCTGATAAACTTGCAGACTCAATTAACTTTCTTAACGCAGTAGAAAACCAGACAGTTGTATCACTTGATGATATTACAACTGCAATTCCAAAAGTTGCTCCAGTTATTCAGCAACTTGGTGGAGACGTAAAAGATTTAACATTCTTTATTGCAGCAATGAAAGAAGGTGGAATTAATGCATCAGAAGGCGCTAACGCACTTAAGTCTGGCCTTGCAGCATTAATTAATCCAACTAGAAAAGCAAATGAAATGCTTGCTCAGTTTGGAATTAATGCTAAAGAAATTGTTGTAAGAAATAGAGGTAACCTAAAGGCAACGGTTGTTGAATTTGCAACAGCATTAAACCAACTTGATCCACTAAATAGAGCCCAGGCAATTGAGCAGATGTTTGGTAAGTTCCAGTTTGCTCGTTTGTCAACACTGTTTGCAAACGTGGCTAAAGATGGAAACCAGGCTTCTCGTGTTCTTAATTTGGCAAACTCATCTGTAGAAGAACTTTCATCTTTATCTGAAAAAGAATTAGGCATGACCGCTGAATCTTCAATGAATAAATTTAAAAAGGCTGTTGAAGATTTAAAGTTTGCTCTCATTCCAGTTGGCAAGGCATTCTTGGAAGCCGTAACCCCAATTGCAGAATTTATTGGAAACATATTAAGTAAATTTAATGATTTATCTGCTGGATCAAAAAAAGCAATCACACTTCTTGTTACAGTAATTGGTGGCTTAGGTCCAGTACTCCTTATGACATTTGGTTTGCTTGCAAATGGTGTTGCTAATATAATTAAACTATTCTTGACTCTTCGTCAAGGGTATCAAAGATTAACTGGTCAGTCTCAAGTACTTGGTGAACAAACCCAATACTTAACAATGGAGCAACTAGATGCAGCCGCCGTTGCTCACTCACTTGATCAGGCACATGCTAAATTAACTCAAAGATTTACTCTTGAAGCAGAGGCTTTAAACAAGTTAATTATTGCTTATCAGTCTGCAGCAACAGCGGGACAAAGGTTTGCAATGAACAACCCAGGCATGATGTTGCCACCTAGAGCCCCAAAGAAATTAGCAAGCGGTATTGTAAGTGTTCCAGGCAGCGGGAATAAAGACACAGTTCCTGCAATGCTTGCTCCAGGAGAAGCAGTTATACCATCAAAATTTGCAAAGAAGTATGCTCCATTAATTCAGGGAATGGTCGCTGGAAATATACCTGGGTACAAAAAGGGACTTAGCGGAACAACTGGAACAGTTCTTGGAGGATCTTTTCCATCAAGAAAATATTCTCCAGTAGCAATGATGGCTCCAGGCAATACTGCTGCTGGGCCTGGAATGGATCTTGAGTGGTTAAAATTAAACGAAGAAGCAAAGGCGTCTTTTGCGGCATCAATAAAAACTGCAATGATGATGGAGCAGGGCATAAAAGTAAGCATGGTAAATTATGAAAAATTTGGACAAAATTTAACCCCTGTCTTAGATAATATTTTTAATATATTTAAGGATGGAGTAACAGAAGATGTTACAAATATTTCACAAGTAGGGGAAACACAATATCCTTTAATTATTCAGCACCTTAAAGATTTAGAGCAATCATCAGCAATTACTTCTAAAGAATTTGAACAAATGTCAGTTGCAGCAAGAAAACTTTTAGTTCCCCTAAAAAGCGATTTAACACAACAAAATTTACAAAGAATTGAACTTGCTACAGATGAACTTGGAGATACTTATGTAAAACGTGCATCAACAGAAAGATCTGGAAAAACTTATAAGGGTCAAATTCAAAAAACTTTTCAAAGAGAATTGACTATGAGAGGTCTTCCACAATCTAAAGATTATCCAGGCGGTTATCAATTTGCTCATATTCCTTCATCAGAATCAACACAAACATATGTTGAGCCAAGTCTTAGAAAAAAGGCTGGAACTGGATCTGCTGCAGAGCGATCAGTCATGGCTCGTGTAAAACAAGGAGAGACCTTTAAAGAAGGACAACTTGTAATGAAAAAGGCTGGCATAGATTCTATGAAAGCCTATGAAAGTGGAACAAAATCTGTTAACATTAACGATCCATATATTCAAAGTCGTGATAGAACTAGCCCACACAGACTTGCATCAGCAGATGGTAAAGATGATGCAAATGCCTATGAGAATGCAAGACAGACTGTAACTAAGAAAAGACACAAAGGGTCAGGAATTGCAACCAGAGCGGCGGGTGCACCATCAATAGGCCTTGGAGATATTGGACCTAAAACAATAATTAGCCCAGCAGGATTGCAAGCAGCAGCAGATGAAACAAGAGCAAGACAGACTGCTACAGAAAAACTTGGCAGACTTAATGGCGCAATTATGGGCGGCACCTTTGCATTAACATCCCTTGCAAGTGCGGGATCAATGGCTTCAGGACCACTAGGAGACTTATCTCAACAAGTAATGAAGTTTTCAGGATTGCTTTTTGGATTAATGTCTATAACACAATTATTAACACAAACAAAAATAGCAGAACTTGTTGCAACAAGAGCAGGACTTGCAAAGTCTGCTATGGCAAATGCAATGGCAGCAGGACCAATGTTTGGCGGAGCATCAAAAGCACTTTCTGGAAAATCAGGACTTCTTGGAGGTTTTGCAAGACTTGCACTTGGAATAGGAAAGTTTTTAGGTCCTATAGGAATTGCAACAACAGGACTTGTTGCCTTTTATTCTTTAACTAAAATGGTAAATGCTGCTAGAGAGCGTGAAAGATTAGCAATTGAAGGCCTTGGTAAAGCGGCAAACATTTCTGAAGGTCAAATTAAAAAACTTGGAGACATTTATGGCTTTGTCCCACAAAGAACAACCCTTGCCCTTACTCCTCAAGTTGCAGGAGTTGTAGGACAACAAAGAACTAAGGTAGAAGAAACAAAAGAACTTTTAAGAAAAGATAAAGAGTTTCAAAAAAATGTAGAAACGCTAAAAAAAGCAAGTGCACAAGAGGCAGATATTATTTTTAAATCAATGGGATCTAAATTATTGGGTGCAGGGGCAACAAAAGAAGCAATTGAGTCTATAATTATTGCATTAAGAGAAGAAGCAGGAAGAACTAACCTTGATTTTAAATTTAAAGATATTGACCTTAACACTGAAGGTGGTAGGGCTAGTATTAAAAAATCTGTTAATGATGTTTTAAGTGCTTTTTCAAAAGATTTTAAAGAAGGATACTCCAAGATTAATATATCTACTGGAGGCAAAAATGCTATTGGAACGCAAGTAGAAACTATTTCTACTGAACTAAAAACCTCTTTGTCTACAGCCTCAGAAGTTGTTGCTGCAAATATTTCTAGCATAACAGGACAATTTAAAAATGGGACTATAAAAGCAGATATATTTAAAAAATCCTTTGATGAATTATCTTTTAGTATGGAAAGTATGAAAAAAGATGAGGCCTTATACTTAATGAATAAGACATTAATTGCACTGGCCCCCAACCTTGCAAAAGCAGTGTCAGGCCTTGGAGATGTTGCAACTCAAATGCTTATAGTCCAGGCACTTGCAATTGGAGTAGCAGTTACAGCAAATGATATTTCTTTACTCAATGATGCCGCCTCTGGCCGTGCTTACCCATCTGCAGGGGCTTCAAAGAAAGCATCTATTGAAAAAGCAATTGCTGATCGCCTTAAAAAAGATGCAGAGGCGATACAAGCAGAATTAGATAAATTTAAAACCACAACAGATGGCAAAACAACTGAGCCATCTGAAATACAAAGAGCAATTGATAGCCTTAAAGAAAAAACTAAACAAATTCTTGATCAATCAGCAGCATATAAGATTCTTAGGGATCTAAACTATGATGCAGCAACAGCAGCAGATTTAGCAGCAGATTCTTTAGTTGCCGCAGCCCTTGCTTCAGGCAAAATCAAGGCTGGAACAGAAAAATGGACAGAATTTTTAGAAAGAATTAAACAAGCAAAGATTGCCATAGACGCAGAGCCAGCAAAAAAGGCAAGTCAAAAATTTGATACACAAAAACAAGCAATAGAGGCACAGACAAAGGCAATGAGAACTTTGCTTGCTGCTGGATATGATGCAGCAGAAGCATTAGACATTGTTGGAGATGCAGACCTTGTAGCATTAATAAATGATTCAGGAAAAGCAAAACTTACATTTGCTCAGGTAAAAGAAAAAATTGACAGTACTGCAGAAGCCATTAAGAATCTTAAAAACCTTGGTAATCCATTTGCCGCAATTGAAGAACAAACTGACAAATTTGAAAAAGCCTTTTCCATAGCCATGGAAAAATTTAGAATTGAAGAAGAAAAGGCTAAAAAGAAATTTCAACCAGGAATTGATACAGCCCAGACTGAAGTTGATAGAATACAAAAAATAATTGATGGCATTAATAAAACAATTGATGGATTACAAACAAAAATTAAAGACAGGCAACGAGGCATTGAAAAAAATATAACAAGACAAGTTGAAGAATTTCAAGATAGTATTAAGGTAATTGAAGATAAGATTAAAGCAGAATTTGATACGCCACTTGAAAAAATCTCTAGTGATTTAGAAGTTTTATCTCATAACCTTGAATTAATAGATCATCAGTCAGAAGAGATCAATTCTAAGTATGACCTGCAGGCAGAAGCCCTACAAAAAGTCTCTGATATTAATTCAGATATAGCAGATCAACAACAAAAACAACTTGGACTTGCAGATGCCCTATCTCGTGGAGATATTTCTGCTGCAGCCGCAGCAGCGCAAGATATGAGAGCAGCATCTGCTGCAAGGGCAGCATCTGCTCAAAGTGGATTCCTTGATGCTGGACGTAAAGCAGAGTTGGCCGCACTTACTGCTGGCGGTATGACAAGACTAGCAATTGAACAGAGTCAATATAAACTAGGACAAGATCAGTATACACTTGAACAAGGTAGAAAACTTTTACAAGAAAAAATTTCAAATATTCAAGAATCTAAGATTAATCCATTACTTGAAAAGCAAAAAGCAATAGAACTTGATATTCGTGACATTGAAGATCAAATCTATGAATTAGAAAATTCTCAAACAGAAAGTTTAAGATCAAATAACATTGAATTAAATAACGCAAACATTGAATTAGATAAAGCAAATGTAAAACTTCAAGAGGCTCTTGATGAAATTGCTGCTCAAAAACAAAAATGGGAAGATGCCAAGTTTGGAATTGATGAAGCAAAAAACTCTGTCGACATTTTAAATACATCTTTAAGCGCAGCACAAACAATCGCCTCCAATATTGCATCAGCCTGGAATAGTATAAAAGATAAAACCATTACACTAACAACTAAGAATGTTGTAACTAATGACTTATCAGGAGGAAACAATTCTGGCTCAGCAGCCAACGTAGTGCCAAGCGTTTTAGCAGCACAAGAAAGCGGAGCAATTGGCGCAGCATCTATAGCAGCACAATTAAAAGCAGCAGTAGTAGCCAAGGCAGCAGCAGATGCAGTAAGTGAACAGGCTATTAATTTGTCTAGATTTAAACAAAAAGAAGCAGCAGATCTAGCAGCAGAGCAATTAGCAATAAATGCTAAGGGCAGAGTAGGGAGAATGAATGGTGGAATAATTCCAAGGTATATGTCATCTGGTGGAATGGCTCCTAAATATTTTGCGGTAGGAGGAATGTCAAGAGGGACAGACACTGTTCCAGCAATGCTAACCCCTGGAGAGTTTGTAATGAGTAAGTATGCAGTTGACTCATACGGTGTTGATAAAATGAATGCTATGAATAAGGGATCATACGAAGGCGAAAAGGTGTATAATTATAATCTAAACGTCAATGTTAAATCTGATGCAAATCCAGAAGATATCGCAAGAGTCGTTATGACACAAATTAGACAGGTTGACTCACAAAGAATTAGGGTACAGAGGGGCTAAATGGCTACAGCAGCGTATTTAACAGGTAGACGTAGGTATGAACGCCCCCAGGCTCTGTTGTGGTCTGAGAACCCTGGTACGCTCTCTAATGGGGTATACCTGCCCACTGGCTATGAAGTACAAGGTAACTTTGCTGCATCTACAGATACAGATCTAATTAATCAATTTCTTATTCTTTCAGACCATAATCGGGGGGAATTAAATTTTACCCCCACAAGAATAGAACAAAGACAAAGAACCATTAATGGACGTATGCGTTCATATCACATAGCGGATAAACTAACAATGTCTGTTTCTTGGAACAACCTTCCATCAAGGTCATATTATCAGGATGCAGGGTTTTTATCTACTGGTTTATCCCCTGATAAAAATACAACAGGGGAGTTTACGGCAGATGGCGGAGCAGGCGGAGTAGAACTACTTGACTGGTACGAAAACCATACAGGGCCTTTCTGGATGTTTTTGGCATACGACAAGTATTCAAACTTTGGCAAGGCTGATGCAGACTATCAACACCTTGCTCAATACAATCAGATTATTCAGGTTTATATTGCAGATTTTAACTATTCTGTTGTAAAACGTGGTGGCTCAAATCACGATCTTTGGAATATTTCGGTAACACTGGAAGAGGTCTAAATGTTTGTTAGCGAGACATTAAAGACACATTTAGAAACATCATCAACAATAAGTCTTCAGTCATTGGTCTTGGCTGAGTGGAATATGAATATGCCAGATAATATTTATAAACTGGGCAACTATAGATATAGACCTTTAGACTCAGATGTTACATACAAAACACTTCCTTTGACTTTTGATAACCTAGATGCTGGAAATTATTATACTGGCGCAACAGATGCAGACGTAGTTATTGATGGTGGATATACAAATTTAGAAGTCCCACAACTTTTTACATCAATTAAAGAAAAAGTTAAGATGCTTTATTCTTTAGAAGATTGCGTAAAGCCATTTAGACCACGCTCTGGAATTAACAAGGCTTCATATTTTAATAACAGATATCTTGCAAACTCTGGTGCATTAATGACTCTAAGGCCAAGATATTATATGCCATCACGCTATGATGAATTTAAATATTGGTCATCATTTAGAACTGAAGATAATATCGAAAGAGGAGTTGCAAAAAATACATTAAACTCTCTAAACTATATTGACGATGCAGTTCCTTTTGTTGTTTATAAAAATCCTGTTCCAGCAAATAGGCTTGTTGTAAAAATGCAAACAAATGTTGGCACTGTAAATATGGGGACTATGATAACCCAGTCTGGATCTTTGGGTGATCCACTATACGGAGTAACAAATAAAACAACTCCAGTTAGATGGAAGATTCAATATTTAAGGGGTAATGATTGGAGTGATGCTTATTCATTTGATGAAAACTCTCTTAGAGATGATAGTACAGCAATTATTCCAGAAGATGGCTATGTTGAGTTAGAGTATGGACTTAAAATTCCAGATCAATATAAAACAAACTTTACATTTGCAGAAAAACTATCATCTAGTACACTTCTTCCAGAAGATTCAATTAATGGATACGCATATCTTGTAGTTGAAAATGAAAACGAACGTGGTTTGTTTTATATTTGGGATGAAGAAAATGCAGAATATAATACATTTATTCCAGAGTATGGCTGGATACTTGGATCTGGCGTATTAAATAGTTCAACAAGTTTTGTCACTGATCTAACAAACCCAGAGTTATTCACAAATAATGAAAACAACCTAACAACATATAGAGAGTTTGCCTATGTTCGTGGTATTAGAGTTGTTGTAGAAACAATGAATAAGTTTGACTCTACTTTTGATTTAATTGAAATGTCTCCTAGACTTGTTGTAGATATTTCAAATAAAGTAATTGATTTTAATATAAAGAAAGTTTTATCAGACATAGGTACAACATCTTTGCCAGTAGGACAACTGCTTGCCTCAACTGGCTCTTTGTCTTTATTCGATGATGACCAAGCATTTAACGAAAATAACTCTGCTAGTATTGTTTCTAGTTATATTAGAAAAAATATCAAGTTTCTTTTTTATGAGTCAATTTTTAATGTTCAGGGAGATGAATATTCAGTTCCTATTAAAACATTATATTCAGAAGGATTTCCCCAGGCAAATATTACTGCGGCAACTCTTTCTTTAGAGTTAAGAGATTTTTATTTTTTCTTAGAATCAATGCCTGCCCCAAGACTTTTAACCACTCAAACATCTTTAAGTTATGCAGTTTCACTTTTACTTGACTCTATTGGATTTAGCAACTATATATTTAAAAAAGTTGACGGAGAAAATGATCCAATTATCCCGTACTTTTTTATTGCTCCAGACCAAAACGTTGCAGAAGTTTTAAATCAACTAGCGGTATCAACACAAACCGCAATGTTCTTTGATGAGTATAATAATTTTGTTGTAATGAGCAAAGACTACCTAATGCCAACCTTAGCACAAAGAGAAACAGACTTTATTGTTTCTGGGTCAAACAACCAAACAGACTCTGGAGTAATAGAAAATTCTACATCTGGCAAACTTCCAAACATCTTGTCTATTGCATCACAAGATAAAAAAGTTTATAATGATGGAAAAATTAATTATACAACAAGATATATTCAAAGATCTTATGGATCAATCCAGCAGTCAAGCATGATTGATAAAGAAAAAACATGGATATACAAGCCATCACTTTTGTGGGAGGTTGCTGGAACGGATTCAACAAAAACTATAAACGAGTTAGCATCTAAACAGGGCAGTTATGTACTTGGGGCTATGCCATTAAATTCAGATATTCTTGGTGTGCCTCCCACTGTTTCAGGAAACCTTGTAATAAACAACATAATTGATCTTGGAGAAAACGTATATTGGCTAACAAGATATAACGGATACTTGTATTCTAACGGTGAAATTATTAAATACGATGCTGCAGAGTTTAGCATAACAGGTGTTGGAAATGTATGGATTAGCAGCAATCAAGAGTATCAAAAATATTTTTCATCTATTCCATTTAATGGAAAAATATATCCAACGGGATTGGTAAGAATATACTCAACCCCATACTACGAAACAGTTAATGGAATAAGCAGACTTCAGAATGGAGCCGTTGTAGATCATGGCCGTGGTCAGTTTGGAACACAAATAACTGATCACTATGCTGGAGTAAATGCCTATTGGACTAATAACAATAATGTGCGTGGTGTCGATATGAAGACCGAATACCTATTTACAACTACTTTAGATGAAAATGTAACTTTACCAACAACAACAACTGGCGCAGCAGGAGTCAGCAATACGATTGCAGGACAGTCAACAAGAAATAGCATAATTAAAAACTTTATGGCAACAAGCAATCTAACAGATACAGATATCAATAGTTTGCCAGCAACACAAACTGGAACAATTCAGTCATCTGCTTTGGTCTTTAATGGACCATCATTTAAAACTACAGAAACACCACTAAACTTTGTTTCATATGTTTATAAAAACCTAGATAATGCATATAAGCATTTTGGAACAAGGATGCGTATTGTAGGTAAAATTCAAAATAATATTGCATCAACGCAAACAGCACTTGGCAGTATTCCTTATTATCAGGTTAGCGGAAGCCAACCAGATCAGAACGTTAACATTGGCGGAGGCTCTGGAGGTCTTGCAGTTTTATTGAATCCAGAAACAAACAATGGATATTATTTTGAAATAATTGCCTTAAGTGAAGATAACATTACTCCTTATTTAAAATTAAATAAAGATAACCAAGCAGAGGTATCAATTAATAATGTTGTGTTTTATAAAATTAAAAAAGACTCCAGCAATACCAATGCAATTCCAGTTAAACTTTGGGGCGGTTTAGCAAAAATACTTGTAGACGATGGTAAGTTTTCTGGACAACAAAGAATGGCTGCTGAAGAAAACTCAACGGTTTATGACCTATCAGTAGAGTATCAAGACATTGGAAAAACAAGAAGGTTTTATCTATATATAAATAATCAACTTATTAAGGTAGTAGATGACAATGATCCTCTTCCAGTCTATAGCAATATGGCTTTATTTGTTCGTGGATCGTCTAAGTGTATGTTTGAAAACATTTATGCTCTATCACAAAACTATAGCCAAAACACATCTTTTATTGTAGGAGACACATTGTCAAAACAGTTTGGTGACTCCCAGGTTGATGTCAACGAGTCTTTTAGAAAATATGCCATGAGTGGGGTTGTACAATCAACATATCTATCTGGCATAAGTTCCCAGCAGCCACCAAACTACAATATGTATTTTGAAGAGTTTGGATCTATTATGCGTGAATGTGCATACTTTGATATTAAATATGATCGTGCTTACCCAGCACTTTATGCACAACTATCTCCAACCTTTAGCAAAACAAAGGGATACACGACCTCTGGGTTTTACGCAAACTCATATGGTGCTGAGTTCTTAATCTTTAACTCAACAGACAAAGCCTTAAACCTAGATGAGACAACTGGAAACTTTTTAAGAATTCAAGGTATTACTTTTACCCAAGATACAACTCATGAATTAACTGTAGACGAGTTCTTTAAAAAACGCGGTAACTTGTCCGACCCAGAGTTAGTAGGCAGCACCCTGACCTATTCACCATTAGTTGAAAAATCAAGGTATGATGAAATTAGATTAAGTAGATTAACTTATGGGAAAAATGAATTTAGTATCGATAGTACATACATACAAACACAGGATGATGCAGAAGCCATGTTGGGTTGGATTATAAATAAAGTAATGATTCCAAAAAAATCTATCGGCATTAATTTATTTAGCATACCAACTTTGCAACTTGGAGATATAGTCACAGTAGACTATAAGGATTCATCAGGACTTAATCTAATCACTTCCGATCTTTCAAGGTTTGTTATTTATAATATAGAATACGCTAGGTCTATTTCTGGACCAAGCATGACAGTTTACTTAAGTGAGGTATAAAAATGGTATCAGCAACTCCACAAACACCATCGTCAACATCTGTTTCAAATAGTGCACCTCCAAATCCAGTAAAAACAGCCCCAATAGATACAGTGTTGTTTAATGATGACTCTATGTCTATTGAAATTATGGCTGATTTAATTTTTGAAGATATTGGTGGGCACGAACTAATAAACATTGCTAGAAACGACATTATTAATGGACAGCAAATATCTTATACTCCGATCAAGAACCTTGGTTTAATTCAACAAAAATATAACCCAACTAATATTCTTGGATTACAGGCTACCTCTGAAAAGTATTTTGCTAATTTTCCCATAAAGTTTGAAGAAAAAGTCCCAACTGAGGGCAATGGGCCTAACGGTTCAAATGTTTATTTTGACGATGCAACTGGAGATCTAATCATTGAGGGAGTTAATTTAAACAAAGATGAACTTTTTGAGGTTGAAGTCTCGTTAAATGGTACAATATATGAAGCAGACTTTGGAGCAACTACGTCATGATAACTACTAAAGGTAAGAGCATTATTGGAAAATATATGCTTGGTCAGGCACCAGCCTATGCCTCATACTTAGCCGTTGGCTGTGGCCCTATCCCGCTTCAAACAGAAGATGTTGCCGATAACTTTGCAACAAAAGAAAACCTTGACTTTGAGATGTTTAGAGTTCCAATTTCTTCAAGAGGCTTCGTAAACGAAAACGGTATTGATAAGATTGTACTTACCGCAGAACTACCAACAGAAGAAAGATATGAAATAACAGAGGTAGGCTTATACTCTGCAGGATCTAATCCATCTGCTGGAGCACAAGATAGTAAGACAGTCTTTGCATTTACCCAGGGAGAAAACTGGGAATACCATACAGCCACTTCTGCAATAAAAATTCCAGTAGTTTCTGTACCACTAGATCCAGATGAAGACGATATAATAAATGCACCAGGAACAGAAAATGGTGTATTCCAAACCAATGCAGATAACTCTATTTTCTATAATACAGACCGTGTTGCAAGGTATGAGAGACCAAGATTTTTAAACAATACAATTTTAATGCAAGGTGATGACTCAGATTTATCAGATGCCGATGGCTCTGGAGCAGAGGAGCATATTGCTATTGATTCTGGAAACCACATACACCTTACTTCTCCAAATGTTGACTTCTCACAAAACTCTCCTTTAGATGAGTTAAGGTTTGCATTTTCTTTAATAAACAGGGATGGCACATCAGCAGCAAATCCAGATACAATAAGAATCTTAATTGACTTTGCAGCAACTGACAGCAACAATCCATCAACATATGCTAGGTTTGAAGTTAATATTGAAGACGGTGTTGATGGATATGACTTTGAAACAAACAGATATTTTGTTGTTTC